TGTCCGAGCTCTACAGCCAGCGCGGGATGGACTTCCGCGAGGAGATGCAGAAGCGCGCGGCCGACATGGCGTTTATCATCGACCTAGCCAAACAGGCGAAGATTCCCGCCTGGATGCTTTACAAGCCCGGCTTCAACTGGCTCCAGCAGGGGCAGGCCAACGACCAGACGCCCCCGCCTGTCGCCGAGAACATGGACCTCGCCGAGCCTCCCGCCGAACCCACCCCTTGATTATGCGATTCCTCACCAACGCCCTCTCTGGCCGCGAGGCCCTTCTAATCGACCCTGTCCGCGCGCGCCAGCACGCCGACGCGGCCAACGCCGCGGGCCTGGGCGACATGATCGCGCAGTTCTTCGGCGAGAAGCCCAGGGCCTACAAGGCCGGCAAGGTCGGCATCGTCCCGCTTCGCGGCGTGGTCGGCAAGAGCCTCCTGCCCATCGACAAGATGACCGGGGCCGTCGACCTCGACGACTTCGACAACGACCTCGAGGAGATGGAAAACGATGACGAGGTCGAGGTCATCGTGGTCGACATCTCTTCCCCCGGCGGCACCGTCACCGGGGTCGAGGAGGTCGCCTCCCGCCTCGCCCGCTACAGCAAGCCCACGGTCGCCTTCACCGACACCGAGGCCGCGTCCGCCGCCTACTGGATCGGCAGCGCCGCCGACCGCTTTGTCGCCACCCCCTCGGCGAGCGTCGGCTCCGTCGGCGTCTACATGGCTATCCCCGACTTCTCCGAGGCCTACCGCCAGGCGGGCATCTCGATGCAAGTCGTCAAGGCAGGCAAGCTGAAGGGCGCCGGCATCGAGGGCACGAGCCTGACCGACGAGCAGAAGGCCGACCTGCAGGAGCAGGTGAACGGAATCCACGCCGACTTCAAGGCCTCCGTCCGCGGCAAGCGCAAGTTGGTCAAGGACGAGGACATGGAGGGGCAGGTCTTCTCCGGAAAGGTCGCCGCCCGCAAGGGAATGGTGACCGGGCTGGTCGGCTCGCTCAATGAGCTCATCCGCAGCCTGAACGCCTGATGCCTGTCGACGTTCCCAAGTTCGTCTCCGAGAACGCGGCCCGCGGGCTGCGCTACCACGAGGAAGGGAAGAGCGGCGACGGCGTCACCGACCAGACGATCCGCGAGGCCCGCGAGATGGCGGGCGGCTCGGTCTCCGAGGACAAGGTGCGCCGCATGGGTCCTTGGTTCGAGCGTCACCAGGGCGACATGTCCGCCCCCAAGAACGACCCCGACAACGCGGACTTCCCCGGCGCTGGCGCTGTCGCCTGGCTGCTCTGGGGCGGCTCGACATCCGGCGACAAGATGGACGCCGCGAAGTGGGCGCAGGGCGAGTCCGAGCGCCTTGACCGCGAATCCGCTTTTTACTCAGCCCCCACTTTTATGGAGCACAACACCATCGAGGAATCCCTCGCCGCCGTCCAGGCCAGCCTCGCCGAGGCCGTCGCCACCCGCGACGAGGTCGCCGCCAAGGCCATCGAGGCCTCCGAGTCCCACAAGGCCGAGCTCGCCTCCCGCGACTTCCAGATTGCCGCCCTCACCGCCTCGCTCGAAATCGCCACCAAGGGCGTCGCCGAGCTGACCGAGAAGGTCGCCGCGCTCGAGTCCAAGGCCATCAGCTCCTCGGAGCAGGCCGCCGCGATCGCCGCGTCCGTCGGCGTCGACCCTGTCGAGGTGCCGGCCGCCGTCGTCGACGACAACTCCCCCGACGCCATCCGCTCCAAGTTCCTCTCGATGCCCTTCGGCAAGGAGAAGCAGGCCTTCTTCGCCAAGCACCGCAAGGTCATCTCGGCGCACCGTTGATTTTCACCCTACCACTCACCCCCTAATCCTATCCTAAAACACCATGGCTAACGCTATCTCCGCTGCTCCCGCAGCCCTCGCCGCTGAGGTCATCAGCGGACTTGTCGGCCAGCTCGCCGTCGTCAACGCCTTCAGCACCAACCTGACCGGCTCCTTCACCCGCGGCAAGTCCGTCCAGACCTCCATCGTCGGTGGCGACGCCGCGATCGAGTTCGGCTCGACCGGCTACCACGAGGCCCAGGACGCCGACCTCACGGCCGTCACCGTCAACCTGAAGCACCTCCACTCCACGAAGGCCTTCAACCCCCTCACCCTCGCCGACTACGGCGAGCAGTACATCGTCAACGCCTTCGTCCAGAACGCCATCGAGGAGCTCGCCGCCAAGTGCCACGCCGAAATCGGCGCGATCATCACCGCCGCGAACTACACCTCGCTGCGCACCATCACCGCCGCCAACTTCGGCTACGATGACGTCATCGACCTCAACACCGACCTCAGCACCGCGAAGGCCTCCCGCCAGCGCTCGCTGATCGTCAACCCCGCCTACGCCGGCGCCCTCCGCAAGGACAGCACCCTCGTCCAGCCCTTCACCTCGGCTGGCGCCTCCGGCTCCCTGGTGTCCTCGGGCTCCTTCGGCAAGGTCGCCGGCATGGACGTCTTCGAGTACAGCGACCTCCCGCTGAACGCCCAGAACCTCCGCGCGTGGGCCTGCGGCAAGGACGCCATCGCCGTGGCCTCCGCCCTCCCCTCCGCTGACATGTACGTCGGCGAAGTCGACCAGGCTGTCGACCCCTCGGGCCTCGCGGTCCAGGTCCTCAAGTCCAAGGGCACCGACGGTTTCCTCCGCCTCACCGCGACGCTCCTCTTCGGCGCCGCCGTGGGCCGCGCGACCTCGCTCGTCCGCGTCCGCGACGTCGCCCCGGCCTAATCGGCTGAGCGACACTCGGAAACTGGGGCTCCTTCGGGAGCCCCTTTTTTTGTCTCCGCGTCATAGTTATGCAGACCAGCGACCTCATCGCCGACGCCAAGGAAGCCATTGGCGACATGCGGGACCTAGTCCAGACCTGGACGGCCGTGGGCGGTACGCCCTCTTGGCAGGTCATCATCGGCCAGCCCATGATCTCGCAGGGGCTCGACGCGGGCGGCTACACCGAGGTCGTCAGCCACGAGGTGCGCGTCGTCGCCGAGTCGGCCTCCTGGACCACGGCCTACGGCACGGCCTGCGCCGCCGCCCTGTCCTCCGGCCAGCCTGTCTCGCAGCTCGCAATCGGCAAGATACTGGTCGCCACCGAGCAGGCCTCCCGCCGCTATCGCGTCATGGAGGTCGGCTTCAAGCCCGGTTCCGCGTGGGTCGTCCTCCGCGTCCGCGCCGAGGACCAGCGCTGATGGCCGGAGACATCTCCATCCAGACAGGCCTTAGCAAGACGCAGAGGGTCTTCCGCAACCTGATAGGGTTCCGCCAGCACATCAAGGACCTCGAGCGGGAGATGCTCAAGCAGGAGTCGGCGTTGGCGGCCCGCGCCTTCATCAAGTTCTCGCCCCCGATTCCCCCTGGCGGCGGGATGGGCGACACGAGGAAGGCAAAGCTGCAAGGCATGATAGCGGTCGAGCGGGACATCCGCTCCGTCTTCGCCCCGCTCAACGCCACCCTTCGCTCGGCCATCGACCCGACCTACGGCGGGATGAAGGCCTTCATGGAGTGGCGCGAGAAGCCCCTCCGAGGCGGCAAGGCCTCCGCCGTCCTGCACGCCATCCACCAGGACCCTGTCCCCGAGCGAGCCATGAACAAGGCGCGCAACCTGTACCTCTCCGAGAAGCGTCCCGCCAACCGGGGCTACGTCCTCACCGAGCAGAGCGAGATCCACCAGCGGCACCTCGAGCAGCGCAAGGCCTACCGAGGCCGCATCACACGCAAGGGCGGGCCCGAGGATTCGGTCAAGCGCTACCCCTACTTCGCCGAGCCCAGGATGCTCGACCGCTACATCGCCGCCCAGCAGGCCCAGGTCGGCAAGCTGCAGTCCGGCTGGCTCCGCGTCATCACCTCCATCGGCACCGTCAAGCTGCGCGGCCAGTATCTCAACACCGCCCAGAAGAACCTGCCCAGCCACCTGTACTCGCTGGCCGGCCAAGGCGAGGTGCGCTACTCCTCCAACTTCTGGGCGAAGTTCACCGGGATGAGCCCCGCCGACTTCATCACCATCCGCAACCCCACCGGGAACATCAACGGCGTGGGCGACGAGCTGCAGACGAAGGCAAAGGTCATCCAGTACCGCTCCAACCAGATCGCCTCCCGCCCCTACCAGCGCATCATGAACCAGTCCGTTCGCGACTGGAACCGGGGCCAGCAACCGAGAACATAAACCTTATGGGATTCAAATCCATCCGAGAAGTGGTCGAGACCGCGGCCGTCGCGCACCTGGGCACGCAGGGGCTGACAGGCGTCCAGATCGTGGCGGGCGTGTCCGCGGCCGTCAACACCCTGCCCATCGTGGTCGCCACCGTCGACTCGGTCAGCGACATTCCCGAGATTGCCCAGGGCCTCGGCAACTTCCGCTGCACCCTGACGGTCATGGTCGTCACCGAGACGGACGAGACCAACTCGACCAGCGTCCACCGCGAGAGGTCGGAGAAGGTCATGAGCGCCTTCCAGGACGAGACCGCCCTGAAGGCCGTCTTCGCCGCCGGAGGGGACGCCACCATGTACTCGTGCGACTTCAAGTCCCTCGAGGACGGACGCGGCGAGCGCACCTTCGGCACGTCCTACACCTACGAGGTCAAGGCCGTCCTAGCCCCCTGAGGTCGGTTTTTACTTCCCGCCCATAGTTAAACCACCATGCCTTCTCCTGTCGTCAAGGGCACCGCCCACATCCATGGCATCAACGGCACCGTCACCGGCCTGACCGTCCAGTCCTACTCGGTGTCCCGCTCCTTCGCCAACGCCGACGAGGTGGTCGACAAGGACGGCATGGTCATCGCCGTCCGCTACTACGACGAGCGCACCGCCCTCACCGTCGAGGGCCTCGTGCCCACGACCTACAGCGCCGCGATCGGCGACAACC